GTTACTAAAGGTGTTTATCTTATTCAATTAAATAGCATATATTCTGTACATGTTTTACAAAGAACTTTATTTCATGAATTAGCACATGTGTATCAATTCGAAAGAAGACTCTTACAAGATATGGGTAATATAATAATATGGAATGATACGATATATGACTGGAGCCAACCATGGGCAGATAGGCCATGGGAACAGCACGCAGAGAAATTAGTTGAAGAACTTTTTGTGCCTATTTGTGAAGATGATATATAAAATGTACCGCTTGGATAAAAAGAATAATTCAGGTGATATATAATATGTTACTAAGATAGTATATAACCTTTTAAACAAAAAATAAATGTCAGCAAACGCTAAAAGAAAGCGCATCGGACAAGATGCACCAACAACAGTCGCAGTCGAAGAAAAGACTCAAACAACACAATCGCAGGTAGAAGCTAAAACAGAAGCTAAAGAAGAACCTGCAAATCCCTACGCAGAATTTTATGATGATAATGGAGAATTCCTTTGGGAAGCTTACGAAGGTACGTGTCCCACTAGAAATAGAACTCCTAATCCACATATCAAAACTAATAATGGTGATAAGGTATACTCTCGAGAACCTTATGCGCAAGAGTTATATGATAAGATGGAAAACTACGGTAAAGATATTAAGCCTATCATAAATGAGGGTGAAATTCACGATGGTATTATTTACGGTATTGATAAAGATTATATTACTGTTGACATAGGCTATAGAGAATCTGTTTATGTTAAGTTTGGTAAAGAGTCTGCTGAAGTTCAAGCATCTTCAGTTGGAGATGAAACTGCAGTTTTAATTACAGAAACTAAAGGTACTTTAACAGGTACGATTACAGGTGGTGTAAAACATAAAACATTCATGGATCTTAGAGATGCAATTGATGAAGGTAGAACTGCATGGATTGGTACGGTTAAGAATATGATTGACAAAGGTGGTTATGTAGTTACTGTACAAGGTATCAACTGCTTTATGCCAGGTTCATTAGCGGGTATAAATAAATTATCTGATTTTAGTTCTATTGTCGGCGAAGAGATTTATGTGGTACCAGTTAGTTTCTCTCCAGATAGAGGTACAATTGTAGTTTCACATAGAAAATACTTACAAGCACTTATTCCAACTGCAATTGAAGAATTAAAGCAGAGTATTGAAATAGAAAGAGAAGGTCTAGTAACAGGTACAGCTAAGTATGGTGTATTCGTAGAGTTTAGCAAATGTTTAACTGGTATGATTCACAACAATGACTTAGACGAAGAAACTTTAGTTAAATTTAAAGCTAGAGAAATTAAGCCTGGAGATCCAATTAACTTTAAAGTAAAAGATATTATTAGTAATAAGAAGATTACGTTAACTCAAAAAGACGTGGTTGAAGTTAATCCTTGGATAAACATAGGACAAAGATACCAAATACCTTCTGTGGTAGAGGCAACTGTAAAGTCTAAAAAAGACTATGGTTTGTTTATTACAATTGAAGATGGTGTAACTGGATTACTACATATTAGCGAAATAGGTGAAGAGACTATGTCTGTATTCAACCCTGGTGATAAAATAACCGTTCAGATCACTAGAATTGATGAGGCAACAATGAAGGTCTTTTTAAAGATGCCCTAATAACTATCTCAGAAGAGATTGATATATATTGAAAGTAATATTATACTCTCAATATGCAAAAACTAAATAGAGACTCAAGTAGAATTTCGGTACTGAACGGAAGTCAAATCGGTATAGAGTTTGAATTCTATTCTAATCTAGAACTTGAAGAGACGCAGAAGTCTTTATCTACGCTACTTAATCGTAAGATTAGGCTAGAAGATAAAGCACATTCTGACTTTCAACCAAGCAAAGACGTTTTTAAAATGGAACCAGATATGTCTGGTGGGGCAGGGCTAATTGAATTAGTTACTGGACCTATGCCATACAGAGACGCTAGGTTAGTTATTATTAAAATGTTAGGATGGATTAGAGCAAACGGTTATACAACTGACCGTGCTTCTATCCACCTTAATATGTCTTTTAATACAGATTATTTAGCAGATCCTATGATGGTTTCTAAAATGAATATTTTAAAGTTTATTTTAGAATTTGATGAGAAGAGGGTTTACAAATATTTCCCTAATAGAGAGAATTCAACTTATGCAAAATCTATTAAATGGGTTATGCCTAAGAATGAGGCTTTCTATTACAATGAAAACTTAATTAGTTCGGATAACTTTACATTTGCTAATACTAAATATTATGGTATTAACTTTGAAAAAGCTCAAAGTAATTATTTAGAATTTAGATATATTGGAGGTAAAGATTATGAAAAAAGAGCTGATGATATTTTACATTTAGCAGAAATGTTTATCATGTCTGTGTGGAAATCTTGCTTTAATCCTAATTTTACTGCTTCTAATAAAATAGAGATGAAAAGGATTTTGCAGAAAAATGCACCCCTTTCAGCAGTATTAAAAGACTATACCGCCGTAAATAAACATTGGCCTAAGATACATATACTAGTAGATTTGCAAGATAATCCGCAGGTTATCCAAGTACAATGGGATAGATTTAAGAAAAAAGTACTAGATCTATTGTCGAACGGAGGAATGGAAGAGGGAACAATTAACTATGATTCTGATTTTTCAGGGGTTCAGGTTAAGGATGGTAAATTTAAAACATCATATTTATTAGATGGTTTTGAATTTGTAGACTGTGAATTATCAGGTAATATTGAAAACTGTGATTTATACGGATGTAAAGTCAAGGGTGCTCAAATATTAAGATCAAATTTATACCAAGGTACGGAAGTTTGGGATTCTAAAGTTGAGTCCTCTTTTGTGCATGGGAGTTGTACTTTAAACAACTGTTATGTTTTCGGCAGAGACGGTATTTTTAAAGGCAAAATGAATGCAGGTATTTTTAGAGAAGGTGGGGTTGGACCTCACGCTAGATTCTCTGATGATACTGAAGTTATTGTAAGTAAAAAAATTAAAGCGTAAAAATGAGCGAAATTAGAGAAGGTAACGGCACAGGCTTAAGCACCGAAAGAGATTTTGGAGGTAACTGCTTAAATGAATTTTTAGCAGAGCTTGGAGATGATTTAACCGGTGCTTGTATGGTTCCTGTTAATTTACCACAAAGAGAAATCGTTAACATTATTAAAAGAGCTAAAAAATGGTTCTATAAGCAATATGAAGATTCTGTATTAGAGAATTATTATGTTGTGCCTAAGAATGTTTTCGAGTCTGCATATTTTAAAACACATAGATGTTTAAACCTACCAGGAGCTGGTGCTGATGGTGGAGGTGCAGTCTATTCAGTTTTTGGAGTTCATGATTTAGCTTCTGGTTTTAATGGAGTTGGCCAAGGTATGGATGTTAGATTCCAGGGCGGTGGTGACTTCTCACTAGATAAAATGTTATTCAGAGGTATGTATGACGGATCCGGTCCGGCTGAAGCTGCTGAAGAACTACAATACTACGTACTAAATGCGTCGTTGGCTGATATGTCAAGACAAATTTTAGAAAACCCTATTAGCTTTCAGTATGCTAGACTAAATGGTAAGCTGAAAATAATGGGAGATACTCCGAAAGGAGATTGTATACTACATGTATATGAAACTATATCAGACTGTGCACTTTATTCAGATGAGATTTTCTTTAGATATTGCTCTGCAAAGATAAAGCAATCTTTAGGTGCTAAGTTAGGTATATTTAAGTTTGCATTACCTGGTAATGTAGAATTTGATTATGACGCTATTAAAGACATGGGAGACACCGAGTTAGAGTCGATAGTAGAGGAAATTAAGGGCGACGAAGGCGTGGACTATATGTTCCACTCATAATAAGCCGAATACATATATAAATGGAATTTTATATTAAATACATAGGTGACCCTAATTACAATGCTACACAGTTACAAAATAACGGTGAGATCGAGCAGTTAATTACTCAAATTGAAACCACCTTATTTACTAGAAAAACTGAAGTCTTGGGCTCTCCAGGGTTTGGTTGTAATCTTGAAGATTTAGTTTACTCATTAAATCAAAATGAGTATAATATTAAACAAGAAATTACAAATCAAATAAGAACTTATTGCCCACTTGCTACAAAATATAAAGTTGGAACTAGTGTAAAATTCTTTAAAGGTACTGTAAGAGATATTGCCTATATTGACATTACAATTGATAGTAAATATCTAGTTCAAATAAACCTAAGATAAAAGAGATAAATAATAAATGGCACAACTAAAATTTTTAGATACAGTTAGAAATAACGCGGCGGCAATTAAGGCTGATACAAGAACCTATATAAGTAGAGTCTACAAGAGAGCTAATACTCTTTTTACAGAAGCATCTCCTTTTGCTCAGATTATTTCTGTATTCTCAGAGCTATATGAACTGATTATGTTTTATATTGAGGATGCTGTTGTTGAACAAAACATATATACTGCACAACAAGCAGAATCCATATATGGTATGTCGAGATTGACAGGCCACGATGCAACAAGAGGTTTTGCTTCAACTGGTGAAATTCAATTTAGATGGAAGCCGGGCGCTGATCTAGGCAAGATTGCAGGTACTGGATTAAATATAGATGCAAGAGCTGAGTTAAAATGTGAATTAAATAATTTAACTTACACTTTGTTATCTTCAAACGATAGATACCGATTAGAAAAATCTTCTATGAACATGGTTAAGTGTGGTATTATTCAGGGTAAATATGAAAGACAAACCTTAACTGGTACTGGAGAGAAGTTACAGTCTTTTAATGTACAAACAAAGAAATTATCAGATCACTCTAAAGTTAGTGTTTCTGTAAACGGTGAAAAATGGACTAAACACGTTTCACTATATGACTTATTAAATAAAGAAAAAGGTTATCTATTAAAGACTGGTATCTCAGGAGGTATTGATGTTTATTTTGGTAATGGAGCGTTTGGTGCAATACCAGAACTAGGATCTACTATTGAAGTAGAATATGTAAACCACGATGGTGCAATGGGTAACATTGATGATGGTAGAGATATTACTTTTAAATGGGATGCAGAGGGAACTGATTCCTTAGGAGGAGAACATGACTTAAATGAATTCTTAGATATTACATGTACGTCATCTCCAAAGATGGGAGCAGAAAGAGAGTCTACTGACTTTACAAAAATCATGACGCCTCTTGCTTCAAAATCTTTTGTTTTAGCGACTCCAGATAATTATGAATACTTCTTATCAAGATACGGATTATTCTCGTACATAGATGCTTACAATACTACTTCGGATGAATACTTAGATGATGATAACGTTATCTATATTTTTGCAATTCCGGATGTTAAAAAGAAATTAATTAGTGGTCAAGATTACTTCTCTATCCCAGAGAATGAAATGTTCTTTGACCAAAATGAATATGATAAAATGGGACAAGTGATTCAGGATAGTGGCCAGCAAATGGTTACAACTGAAGTTGTCTTTGTAAAACCACAGGTTAGAAAATATAGTATGGATATTAATATTAGATATTTTTCAGGGTTTAACAAAGAAGAGATTTTTAATGATGTCAGAGCAAAGGTAAGTGATTACATGTTAAATGTAACAAGAAGAGATAAACTGCCTAAATCTGATATTGTCTATATTCTAGAGGAAATAGAAGGTATTGATGCTGTTAACGTTAGGTTTATTTCAGAAACTGAAGAAACAGCTAGAAGACTAGGTTACTTTGAGTCGGTTACAACAACGATTCAACCACAAGAGCCGGTAGTCTTAGAAGACATAGGTAACGGTAAGCAAAAATATATCTTTTTCAAAAAAGTAGAAGAAGTCAAAGTCGTGGACGTTGATGAAACTACAGTAATACCGTACACTGTTGCTGGCTTAGACCAGTGGGGTGATATAATTATGGAGAAAGAGGAAGTTGCAGTCTTTAGAGGCGGATGGCAAGATCGTGATGGTGACGAGATTGTTGATAAAGCTCTAATTAATGCAGAAGCAGCTCTGTCTGTTAACTTCGACCCAACGCCAGTGCCTAGGACGATATACACTAGAGTACAGGCTGGAAACAGAAAAGCCTTGAAATAATGTCATTATATAAAGATCTATTAGCATATAAAAGAAAGAGCCTTTACAAGGTGGCTAGAACTAGAAAAGATTCTAAGCTAAATGTTGGTACAGATTATCAAGAGATTGGTTTGTTTCAAAGAATGATTTCTAAGCATATTCAAAGAAATACAACTCTTAATGATTTTATTGGTTTCTTAAATGACTATCTTTTAAATATATTAAATGGTAATAGATTTCTAAAAGGTTACAAGAATTATACGGTTAAAAAAGATGATAAGTACATTAGATAATTATGTGGAATAATTTAAGATTTTTTAACGGAACAACAAACGAGTTACAGCTCGAGCAAGTAGATGGCATCTGGCAAGGTTCTATCTATTTACCTGTTGTATCTACTCAGTTGTACGAAACAGTTAACCTGTTTATCTTAGAAGAGGCCCTAGACGATAATGGCGATTCTATTATTAATACTCCAGTTTCTCCGGATGGTACAATAACTACATTTGATTTTAAATGGGAACCTACTAAAGTAGATGAGTCTGAAGATATTATCATGTATGGTTATACTTTAACAGATGGTAAACCATTTATTAAAGAATTAAAAACTCAAAACAAAGACTTAGGTTTATTCTCAAATATTATTAGTCAAGATGCTGAGTATCTTAAAACTCTAACCGAGAATACTAATGTTGCTATTCAAGTTAATATTGCTCTTAACTCTATGAAAGAGGGTATTCATAAAAGAATATTAGAGGTTAAAGCTGGTAATGATATAGTTGCTAGGATTCAAGTTTACGGAGAAGTTGAAGGTGAAGATGAAAGATTAAAAGTTCTTTTAGCTAACCTAGGAGCAACGTTAGATGATTCAGATTTCTTACTGTTTAAATCACATGATATATCCGAGCAATCTCCTGACCAGGTTTTAATGAATGCAAAGAGAAAAGAACTCTTATTAGAATTACATAACATTAAACCTTTTGTCGGTACATATAAAGCTATCTTAAACGCGATAGATTATTTTGGCTATGATAAAATTACACTTAAAGAGTATTGGATTAATATAGATAAATCAGAGAATAACTTTGGTAAGCTACATGCCATTCCAGTACCTAACTCATCCGTAAGAGGTGAGATGACTAGAAAGAGATTAAAGTTTAAAGTTCCTTCTTCAACTGTAAAAAAGACTAGTAGGTTTTCTTTAGTCTATAGATTAAATGAGCCTAACGGAACTTATGACCAATGGGATATTGCAAATGTAGATGAAGTATTTGATTATACACCAGACGAAGTTATCATTAAACTATATGGTTTAAAGAATAGATTACAAACAGATTATTTACCACTCGAGGCTAAGATTATAGATATTACAGGTGAGGGTGATTACTTTACAAATAGAAATTTAAACATCTGGAAAATTCAGAATCCAATTGGATTCTTTACTGAAGGGCATAAAATTAAGTACCAAGTATTTCCTAACGACAGAGATCTTTTTATTGAAGATACGTCAATGGTATTAAAGTCTACTTTAGATCAGAATGATGCTAGTGTAGATACTTATGATGCAAACGGTGACTTAATTTCACAGGGCGCTAACTATAGTACTCTTTTAAATCTTGAACCTGGTAACGAAAGTTCATTAACTGAATTACAGAGAACGCAAACTAAAGATATTTACAGAGAGTTTTATAGAACATACCACGATAGAGAACTACATTCATATAATGAAGATATTCCAATTGGATGTCCAGTTATTTTAGATGGTGTACCTTCTTTTGATGATGTATGGGATGAAGCTAATTTTATCTGGGATGATGCCATAGATGCAAATGCAAACTTAAGAGTAACTTGGGATAACTGGTGGAAGAAATGGGTTTATGAAATTGAATGGTTAATTGATGGGCCAAATGGTTTACACCAAGAATATAGAGGTGCGATTGATGACTATAAACAATTAGCCCTTAGTCTACCTTATACAGGTTCATATACTGTAGAGATGAGAACATACGACCTATTCGGTCACATGTCTTTCTATAAAACAGAAGACCTGTTTGAAGTTAAATTAAAAGACTTAGAATTATATGGTATCTATAAGTGGTTAGATGTAGATAGAAATAACGAACCGTTTACATGGGATTCTAAAAAGATAGAGTGGAATAAATCTGGTGGTTACTGGGAGTTTCCTCAGGACAACCAAACTAAAGTCGAGGATAATATTGCACCAATGTACTTAACCCTAGACAGATCAAACTATATACATGATGAAGAACAAGGAGTTAGATTCTCTACTGTAAGAAGATATTCAGATGTTTATTCAGATACTGGATATTCAGAAACTACTGGACCGTATACTTATGACGAGTCTACTTTTAGATGGAAAGATACAAGCCACTTATGGTGGGATGCAATGAGAGTTGGTCCGGATTTAGCGGCATCATTTAAGATTGACTGGATTGAATATGGAGATCTTTTAAGAATTGTATATAAAGATCCTACAACTGGTGTACTATCTTTTGGAGAACATACTATTACTACTCCAACTCCTGTTAATGCTGCAGATTTTGCAGGATGGCAAGCGGTTGTTGCAGATCTTGAGTCAAGTGTTGACCCAATAATAAATAAATTTAATTTTAATCCTATATTTGAGGATTTTAATGACGGTGGACTTATATATGATTATATGCATCATATATTATGTGTAGGTCAAGAATATTCTAGAACTTATGACTTTGAAAGCGTAGAGATTGTTAAGGCAAGTAATGCTTCAAATGCGCAAGTTAGTGGATTTATCCACCATAAATCTTACAACCCAACATGGGACGACACGAAAGTGTTTAAACACCATGCGACAGTAGATCGATCTACTCACGTAACCATATCAACTGATATTTCTAAGTTTCCCGGAGCTAAAAATGCAAAATGGACTATTACTAATTTAAGTAACCCAGAAATCAATGATATATACTATAATAATATGTGGCTAACGTACATTTTCAAGGAGCCGGGTGACTACTCTATTGAGCTGGAAGCGGAAGATACATATAACAACAAAAACGTCATAAGGCGTAATATGATAAAAGTAAAATAAACTAAAATGGCAAACATTACAGAAATTTTAGGTACCGACTCGGTATCGTCTTCAAGACCAACTATTAACAGTAACTTTGAGTTGTTAAACGACGAGTTAGCTTCAGTAATTGCTTTAATTAATCCAACCGTTAAAACGGCAACTGGATTAAATAGCGTAGTAACTAAAGCTTTAACGGTTAGTGATGGTACGAATCTTTTAGTAGTAGGTACAGCAGGTATAACTGTTAGTACAAACTCTACATTTAGTAACAATGTTTCATTCGGTGGCAGTATTGTCAAGGCCGGTGTTGCAGGAACTTTCGCAGCTCCTACAGCAGCGAACGCTCCGTCTGAAATTACAAAAGGCTCATACTTTATTAACGATACGTTTAATCTTCCACAAGCAATTGATGGAACAGAAGTAACTCTAATTAATTCTGCTGCAGCAAGTAATGCAGTAGTTGCTAGTACAGGCGCATCTTTAGGTGCAACTTCAGTAGCATTAGATAACTTAAACTCAACAATAACGTTAAGATGTTTTGAAAACAAATGGTATATTATTAGCGCATACGCTTGTACTATATCTTAAATTAATTAAACTGAAACCTAATAGATGGCAACTCCTTTAGTTAGAATACCACAGCCACAAGGTGGCACGATGTATGCTTTTGCTTCTTCAGCAAGAGATATGACTAGGGCGTTTAACAGTTCTGATCTGAACTTTGAGTTTAGTAAATACGCTTTACTAGACTTACCAGATTTTACAGACTCTGTGAACGGCTCTAATACTATTGACTTTGAATTAAATTTAAAGCAAGCATCAGGACAGGCTTATGTAGCTGGACAACCTAATGTAGATTGGGCACAAACTTTCCAGAACTACGCCTTAAATATGGAAGAGATTCTACTAAATGACGACGACTACGACCCAATTATTTTAGCATCAGATGCTGAGAAGATTTTCTTTAAATGGATGTCTGCTCTTGGTGCGATGAGCTTTAGACCTACAGATTCTAACGAATCTAGTAATGGTGCATACTCAGAGAATGATAACGCAATTCTAGGAGGTTCGAACTACGATAGAGTAGTTAAGTATTTAGGTAGTATTGATGCAGAGAATGATGTGGCTTACCAAGGTAACACATATCATGAAGTCTATATTAATGTACCTACGTCTGTTGGAAATACTCCATTGGTTTTATTTAGACCATACGACTATAACACGACAGCTACAAAACTTTATTTAGACCCAAATAATGCACAGGTTGAAGGAAGAGAGGGTCAAACACACCCAGATCCAAACATTAACTTAGAACCAGTTGTAGATAACTGGACTTTAAATGACGGAGGATTTTACGATATTGTTACAAATGCTACAGATTCAGTAGGTATCGATTGGGATCCAACATCTTATGCAGGAATTCAGAATAACCCGGATGTAAAGTCTTTACTAGACTTTGCAAAGACTGGCCAACAATTTAGATTTAATGCCGTTTTAGTTTACTATGATTTATATAGCCAGTCAATTCCAGCAAACAGATCTACCAACCTATATGGTATCTTAATCTTAGATGATATTTTAGATGCGTATGGACCTGGTACAAAAATTCACGAACAAATTAAATTTAAGCCTAATGAAGTTACCGGTCTTAATGGTAATGCTTATTCATTAAAGTTAAATCTTAAATTTAATTCATCTCTAGATAATGTAGGTGTTGAGACAAGTGTAAATGATTTTACTACTTTCTCGATGGACCTTTTCATGGATACGACTACAGCTTTAGAAAATGCAACAGATCTACTATTACAAACTAATAATAGATATGGTAAAGTTACTGATAGGTTAGATAGTTTAGAGAGTATAATTCTAGGTACTGCAAAGGCTTCGGCTTTAGAGGCTAGAATAAAAGAATTAGAAGATGACTTTACAGCGTCTTCAATACAATTACAAGACTCTAAGTCATTATTGGATCTTGTAAATAATGCACATGGTAAAATCAATCAATTAATAGACGGGACAATTCCAGTAGAATTACAATATAATACAGATGTAATTTTTGCAGGAAAGGGAACCGCGGTTGATAAATCAATAGCTGGTAAAATTAAAGTAAACAATATCGTTGACGGATATGTTATTGCTGACGTATTTAGATGGGACATAGGTTCATCAACTGTAGTTAGTCAATTAGCTACAAATAACTTATTTGACCCTACTAATGCTAATCAATATGGAGTTTGGTCTAAGTTAGCACCTTTCTCTAATAGATTAAGCCTAAAGAACATTACAGATTCTGGGGTGTTCAACGGAGACTTGAATATATACATTGATGATTCTACTAACGGATGGACAAAAGGCCAGATCTTTAGAGTTGCATTAGATAATATAGACATTAACGGAAACAATATAAAAATTTGGACGAGTACTTCTACAGGTTTCAATCAAGCAGTTGCTAATATAGACCCTTCAAGGTTAATTACAACAACTCCTTATATTGAAATAGTATGTATGGACCCATCAAATTACGTATTTGAAGCAGATATACTAAGATAATATGAACACAAACAATTCTATTTCCAACTCACTAAAGAGGCTCTTAGAGCTTAACACTAATTCATTAAAAACTTTTGAAAGAATTAATGAAGCAGTTACTACTGATCAAAAAAGTATTCCATTAGAGATACTTACAGATGAGGGTACTAAAATAGTTTCTATTCCTGGGTTTAGCTTTATGCAAAAAGAATTGCAAAGATTAGATACTAATCTTAAAGCTCTAACTGGTTTAGGCAAAGGTTCAACTAAGATTAAGTTACCAGATGGAACTTTTCAAAATATTATTACATCTGCTCTTAAGAGTCCAGCAAATGATTTAACTGCGGTAGCAAGGCCGATTAACTTTTCGACTGCTCCAAACTATTTTGCTGAAGACTTTTTAAACCCAATGCTTAAAACTGCTTTTGATGTAAGCGGTCAAATACCAAATGATACAGAAAGAGTTTTAGTAAAAAGAATTATTTTTGATTCTTCAAACCAAACAGCGGTAGACTGGTTTAATGAAAATTATAGAAATAAAGAAGAGGTAGATTATTTAACTGCTATTAGAGATGTAGTAAATAATAATATTGCATATATTGTTGATGAAGAGTTAAGAGATATGCCATATAGAACTGGACAATATACTGGAAAGTTTGATGTCCTATCAATTTCTAATTCTCAAAGAGAAGTTCTTGAAGGTGGAGTTACTAAGAAACAAGCTATTAAATTATACACTTTAGATAAGCTAACTTACTCTGATAAGAGTAAAGATCTAGACCAGACTGAATTAATCCGCGTAGGAGATGAATTGATGGTCGCTGGTGGTTCTAAAAACACAAGATATAGAATTGACAAGCTGGATTCTTCAACTAGACAGGTAGAGCTTAGATTGATTGAGGGATATGAACCAATTAAGATTGGAGCTAACGCATTAGGTATCTATAAGAACGAAGATAATAACTTACAGATTGAGATTCCATGTGGATTCAATGAGAGAGTTTTAATGTTTATGAAAGCAATTGATGCTGATTCTAAACTATTAGCAGAGAACTGGTCTCCAGGTGTTGGTTATTATACAAACGAATTAACTCTTACTCAAGAGGATGGTGTACAAATTACTTTAGCAGAATACTACAAAGAGAATGTAGCTGATTTTAGCAGAATGATTGATGCATTAAAAGTAGACTCAATTCCTCCTGCAGCAGTTGGTGTATCTCCGGATGCTCCAGTTTTAGATTCAGGTAACTTTAAAGTAGTTCAGGTAAATACACACTTAAGTTCAAACGATGCTAAAGGTAAAATTACAAAACTATCTGCTGATAAAATTACAGTTGATGAATCAGTTAAAAAATTAGATTCAACTATTTCTAAGAAGCGTGGAGAAATCGCTACTAAGAAATATAGATCTGAAGTACAAAGAGATAAAGATAAATCAGAGTTAAACTCTCTTGTAGAAGAAAGAGTTTCAGAGGCTAAAATGTTTAGCTCTATTGTAAATCAAATACAAAGTGTTTCTGCAGATACTAATGTTAAGAAGATTAGTCCTAAATATAGAATTAGAGGTTTCTGGGCAATACCAGGTGCTAAGAAGGTTGCAGATACTGCAGATCAAGAAGTAGTACAGTTTATTGTTGCATATAGATACCTATCAACTTCTGGTAAATCAGGAGAGGCTTCTCAACTTAAATTTGCAGAAGACGGTAGAGAGAAAACAGCAGTATTCTCAAACTGGAATGAAAAGAAAACTAAAGTAAGACCAAGAGCTAAGTCAATTGCACCAGATGGTACAGTATCTACTAAGTTTACATGGCAGCCATCAAGAGTAGAAGATGGTCAAGAGATTAACTTTAACCAATTGGATATTCCGATTAGTCAAGGTGAAACTGTAGAGATTAGAATTAAATCTATCTCTGAAGCTGGTTATCCTCAAAACCCAATCATGTCAGATTGGTCAGAGTCGATGACAGTTGCTTTCCCAGAGGCTGAAATTGATACTACTGATATTGCAGCAACAGTTGAAGCTAACCTAGCTGAATTAGCTAGAGTAAGAATGACGGAAGAGTTAACTGCTCAGGGTATTTACACTCACGTCGGAGATTCTTTCTCTGCAAATGAAAGTTATTATGCTCACGTTGCAACTAATATTGCATCAGGGTTTTTAACAGATGAACAAAAACCTATTTCTGTATATGATAAAATTGCAGAATTAGAAGCTGCACTTGCAGGTCTTAAAGGTAGTGTTGAAGCTGAAGTTGGTGAACTTGTTGTTAAGATCGTTGATGAAGATGGTACAGTGACTAACGTTACTAAAGATCAAACAGTTCAATTATTTGCTGGATATTATGTAAATGAAGTTGCTGATTTAGCAATTAGAAAAGGACATATTGTAAATAAGACATTTAGATTACAATTAGAAAATAGTAAAGCTACTAAATTAGAATTAGTATCTAAACTAGTTGGTAATAGAGATAAACCAGCATACAGATCTTCTGCTGCAAACTCAACAGAGGCTAGTAACGGATTTGGTATTAAAGAAAATGACAGCCTTAGTGAGGCAGTAGATAAAAAGGTAGAAAATGATAGTTACTATTTAGTTGAAGGTAAATATGATTTAGCTCCTGTACAATATCAAAACATAGATACTGAAACTGGTTTAGAAGAGGTTTCAGATGCTCCATACCAATCAACACAAAGAAGAGGTCAATTTATTTACAGTAGATTTATGGATGTTGCAAATCAAGATGCTCACTATATAGTTGAGCCTTTAGAATCAGAAACAACACCTTATGATATTACTGACTATGAGTATGGATTAAGTTATAGTTCTGCACTTCCATTAACAACATCTACTGATCCAACTGATTTTATTTGGGATGGTACTTTTAGTGACTATTCCGGTAATTGGAATACTGATAAAATTAATGTAGCTACTATTGGTTCTACTAACCTTAATCTTTATCAATATAATGTAGGTATGTTTTTACATAAAGAGCATCCTCTTTTAGAAAATTTATGGGAAGGTGCTGCAGATCAGAATTCAACAGTTGATATTGATGATATTAGAAAGTCAATGATTTTCTCAATGCCTAAAACTGCAACAAAGGCAACAGGCTCTACATTATATAGCTTCTTTGGTTACAATAGTCTTTTAGCAAACGCAAGGGTTGGAAATAAACAACAAACTGCATATCATAATGGTAGAGGTTTAAGTGCTGTTACTGCCGGAAATGATTTAGATAGACCTATTAAAATGTCTTATGAAGAAAGCGATCAATATTTACTAGGTGGTAGATCTTGTGGTTCATTCTTATATATGAACCCGGTTAATATAGAAACTTTAAAAGTTGGAGGCGATACTAAAAGAAGTAAAAAACAAATAAACCCTAAAAAAGATAATTCATCTAACGCTGTTTCTGTTGAAGTTGTATTCCAATATAGAATGACTGATTACTTTGGCAACGACGAATCTACGGACACAGGTAGAGTTGGAGGATTCGCTAGATTAGCCTACAATAACTTGACTTATACTAAGAAAATCGGTTTTGATATTTTCGATAAATTCGGTGAACAATTCTCTTTTGATTTAGAGGTGTTTGCTAAGTACAGCCCTAAAGGTAAGAATTTAAACTCTATTAGAGCTGCAAGATTAACGAGAAACACGTCAGCACCTATTAATGCATGGTATACTCCATCTAGTAACGGTAGACGAAATATCTTTAGCCAGTAATCCTTCATTTAGTTAGATAATAATCTTGATATATAATAGAGACGGAAGATCTCTATAATAAGATTTAAAACTGAATGGCACAATTAATACTTATAGGTAATGCAGTAGCTACATCTGCTTTGGCAGTTGCAGAGGCAGGAGGAAATTCTGTTACTGTATATTTTGATGATTCTAGTAATGCTAGCGTTGGCGTATTACAAACAGGTAATGTACTTTATACTACCTATACACCAGCAGACCCAAATACCAATACTCCGGAATCTTATACTAACCCGTATGATCCGACTGGTGGCTCAGCGCTGTGGCATTTTGCAACAGACCCTGCTTCCGACCAACTAACCGTAAAAATAGAGGGTGATCCAAATAATACTTTAGGTGAAGTTTTAACAATTAACGCTCACTCTTATGATACTTTAACATCAGACTTTGCAAACGTCGATGAGGGCGGTTCTGTTGAATTCACATTAGATACTACTAATATTCCAGATGGTACAACGGTAGGATATACTATATCTGGTGCTGGTATCGATGTTAATGATTTCGATCCTGCACTTAGTTCATTAACTGGTAATTTTACTATCAATAGTGATACCGCTACTGTTACATTTACTCTAAATGAAGATGTTACTACAGAATCTGCGGAGACATTAACTTTAACATTAGATGCGGCTGATAATAATAGTATTAATACTGGAGCGCTTTCACATAGTGTTACTATAAACGACACATCGGTAACCCCTGTAAATAATGCGCCTACTGTAAATCCTCAAACATTTGACGTAACTCAAAATAATGACCCTACTGATAGTGTAACGATAAACCTTCAGCAACTTACTAATGACCCAGAGGGTGACCCATTAGTATGGAAAATTGTTTCTTTACCGGTAACAGGAACATTAAGAGATAATTATGCTCCTTCTACTCCGATTACTGCACAACAATTGCCGTATGAACTACAAGTAGATGGTAATGGAAATAACTACATAGTTAAATACCACCCTGGTAATACAGTTGCTGGTGCGCAACAAGCGTTTACATATACAGCAACAGACGATAACGGCAATGTATCAAATATTGGTACAATTACAATAAACGTTAATGCACCTGCTAATCAACCCCCAACTGGTAATCCAATAACCTTGGGTTTAGTAGCCGATGGTACTACTAATTCTGCTACTTTTACTAGAGTCGCGACTGACCCTGAGGGCTTAGGAATGACTTACAATTGGTGTACTGCATCAGGTGCAACAATAGGCCTACCTTCGTTAAACCATGGAGCTTTAACTCAAGTAGGTGGTGAAACTTTTCAGTATACACAAAATAGTGGATTATACATTGCTCCAGGTTCTAATCCATCTACATTAACAGATGTTTTTTACTATAAAGCTAATGATGGTACTGACGATTCTGCTCCGATTCAAGTAACTGTTAATAATACTTCAACTACCAATACGGCTCCCGTATGGAAACAGAATGGGCAGGCATATAACGCCCCGGGTAATGCAATTGCTATTGTAGCCGGTTCTCCATTTACTGTTACTGGCTTAACTGCTACAGATGTTGACCCGAATCAAACTTTACAATATTCAGTTAATGATAACCCTTTAGGCAATAATACTGGAACTGTTGCAGCAACATATAGTGCAAGTACTCAGACGTTTTCAGTTAATGGAGTAACTGCGGGGAGTGCCACGGTAAGGTTAAGAGTGAATGACGGAATTGTAGATTCAGATCTTACTTATCAGTTTACTATAACAGAGGTACCATATAGAGGTATTCAGTATTCTACATTTTCAAACTCTGATCAGTCGGCATGTTCATTAACAAAAAGTACTGGACAGGATCAATACTATTACAATACAAGTGCAAATACGAATTTAGGGCCCGGGGCAACATTTTTAGCTAATTTAGAAGTAGGTAATTTTATTTATGAAGATGATGACTTACAGGCTACAAGTATTGTAATTCCTCCAAGTGCTAGTAGCACATGGCTTTCTGTAGAAGAAACATCACAGGGAACTGTAAAAGCACTTCAATTAAACGCAACAACCGGTGCGATAGAGAGTATATTAAATTGTACAACCACTGGCGGAGCTGCATGGCCATTGAATGTTACTTTTAATTCGTCTATTACTACTTATTGTGATAATGATCCGCTACAAGTTATACAGGGAGAGGCTTGGCAAAATGTTGCAGATGGTGCAACTTTAGCTCAAGTTGTAGCAGCAGGCGGTCAATTATTTTCATCTGAATATTATGCAAACCAATATGCTGGACAGACTGCTCCGGCTTCTTTCATACTAGCAGAGGGTGCGTATCGTGATTATGCCATGGCAGCTAATACATATTATTATTGGGACGCTGCATCTGGTTGGTTAGAAGACGTTAATGCACCAGGTACTTATCTATTAGATTGTCCAACACCAATAACATACATAACAAAATCACTAGATGTTAGATATTATAGTGCTGATCCTACTAATATAGGTGCAGTATGTAATGCTATAGGAGGTTTACCATGGGTTGATGTCGATGATGAACGTTTTGATTTAGTTACAATTCATTTTAGATGGGATCAAGCTGAGGCTAACCAAAACCCATCATTATTAGACTTAGCAAAATTTACTACTGCAAATGGAACTAAGATTCAAGTTTTTGCAACTGCAGGTGGAGCGGTAAGTCAGAATTATTCATTATTACAACCTAGCTCAGTTTTGCTAGATACTGCTAGTGGCGGTTTTGTATTATGGGATAATGATGATTATACTGGATATGATGGTACATATAACTGGTTTGCGTTTGATACTAATAATGTATTAGAACAAGCTAGTGCTGGTTCTCAATTAGGAACATGTAGCGACGGTATTGGAGGTCCTTTAGCAGATTATCAAAGAGATGGTCTTTGGGGCGTAACTCATGATTTATTAGACGAAGATGGCAATTTAGCTCTTGCTAATTCAATTCAAGTAGGTATTGCTACGGGTTCTAAAAATTCTTTATTCTATGCATTTTATGCATGTGAACCTCAATTAGACCCAGGTATACCTGGAGGTCAACCTTATTACCCTGTTTATATTGTAGACGGGATGGCGGATGTTGAACAGTTTAATGAAAGTGGAGTATCTTACATTAATGATTTTATGAAGGCACTTCACGTTGGTAACAAAGACGTTAGGGCTCAAGTTAAAATAGATGGTAAGTGTTTTACTTATACAAATTATATAGCTGCGACAAATATTGAAGAGGCTGTTGATTTAATGCAGACTGAAATTGATATAGTTAAACAATCTAATATTACTGGAGGTGGCTCTGGTGATATGGACGCTAAAGCAGTTTCTATTAACGCAGTTGATTTTGGATTAGGTAACCAAACATCAGTTATTTGGAGAAACTTTACACAAGGAGAAGAGGGTACAATATGTTACTCATGTGCATCTGGAACTCAAGGGACTAGTCACAATTGGGCTACATATACGTTTCCAGCGATGGATAATGCTGAAGTATTAGATAGAACAGCTCCTAATTTTAATCTAGAAGAAAACTATACATTAGATAATGTATCTAAGCCTCTATTAAGAACAAACCCTAAATTAACAACTAATGCTAAATTAGTAGTAAATAGTACTGATCAGATTTTTCTTGAGTCTATTGATGCAACTAAAGAGTTAGCTTCAGTTGAATACAAGAAGTGGGCACTTAACCCAGAGGGACAGTGGTCTCAAGACTTATACAAGTTCTATAAGAGTAGTTCCACACCTTCTAAAATAATGTATGCTACAAGAGCTGATTATTCAGACTTTACAGTACAAGATAGTTTTGATAAACAAATTGAAGAGGTTTATCATTACGGAACAACATATAACTATTCTAAACTTCACACAGAAGAATTAAGAATGTTAGCACCAATTTGGTTAGATAAAGATATTCCTAAAAAGTTTGTTGTATTTAGAGTTAACGATCCTGTTGGAGAGATGGACTTTGATACAAGATCTAATTTTGACAACATACAGGAGATTCTTAAAAATTCTGAAATTATTAAGACGTTTGATTTAACTACAGATTCATCGATTGGTAAATATATTAGAAACCACGTTAATTCTGAATCATTCCCTCAAGCACCAATACAATTTAACTTTGAAAAGAGAGAGAAAAGTAGCTTTAATGGTATTGATTTAGGAAAGGGTGGGTTTACTAGAAAGGGTGAATATTTACATAAAGACTTTGTTAGAGCGGATAGTCCACTTATCGCTAGTAATGAAATGATAACAGATGGTTTTGAAAGAAATAAGCTGGCATGTGCTAATTTAATTAACATGGAGTTTTTATTTAACGACCATAACGCTACAGATTATTCTGTTAACAGGTATTTTGGATTATATGTAAATGATATTGATTCAGGGTATGGTAGTATAAGTTCTGCAAATAATGGTGAAATCAGTTTTAAGAACTTAAACTCGTATATTAACGATCTTCCAGCATCTGCGATACCGTCATTTAAACACGTTTCAACAACTCCTACGTTGGCTTATCTTAATATAAGCGACGAGTTCTATAAAATATCGACAAGGGCTAGATATGATATTAATGCTCCTTTTTTAGCTGATGTAATTGTAGAAGATAATAATAATCAAATACCTGCTGAAGTTAAAACAGCTCCTAATGGTAATTCTATTGATATTGTTAAAAATGATTTACCCGGTTTTGATTTTGTAAAATTTACGGTTACTGGAACTCCTGCTGTAAATGATAGGTTTACAGTATTTGAGTCTAGAGAATCAGTATATTCAATTAAGTTTTTAAGACATATACCAAATGAATCTTGGAAAATGTCTATTAATATTGATGGTGCTGTAATTAATGTTCCTAACATTAACATTGGTATAAATGCTCAAGGTGCTTATGCTGCAATTAAAAATGCACTCAATGCGTATAGGGATAATATAGTTATCACATACGATGGTCAGAATACTATTTTTATTAACGAGATTAATGCATCTTTACAAGATTTACAACTTTCGTTTACAGCGAATGGAGCAGGTGCTAGTAGTATTGCTAAGGTTACACAGATGCAGACATCTGTTAATTTAGATAGTTCTACGTTTTTTGCAACACATTCATTAACACCAGGTACATATAATGGTAATTTTTATTCTCTAGAAGGTACGACCTCTGAGATTGCTAAAGCAATTGTAGGTTGTATTAACAATAGTAGTATTAATTTTACTGCAATAATAGATGATGGATCTTCTGATTTCTATATTAAGAACGCAGTAAGCGGCTATAAGCTTTTACAGTCTGGTATTTTAATACCTACTAATAATGCTAATAGTTTTATTACGCTAAATAATAGAGATTTAAAAACCGTAAACGACCCTAATGGTTTACTTAAACTTTCAGAAAATATAATTGACAACAACTTTGTGCATTATATGAATGGTGGTAATTCTGCTGGTAAATCAGTTTTAGTAACTAAAGATTCTGTTTCAGATGTTGCAGTAGGTAATATGTTATCAACAACTTCGGTTGGTGTTTACAATGAGGTTATTGACATAGTCGATGATATTACAACACCAAACACTATTTACCAAAAACTAATATTAGATAAAAAGAATTATATTGAGAGTGGAGAACAAAAGGTATACTCAGAAAATATAGCCAGACTTGGTTTATTCTCAGCGTATGATATTCATGATATGAATTTTGATTTTTATGATGTTGAAAATTCTGAGCTAAAAGAATTAGAATATGAAACTCCTGCTATTATTAATTATGAGCCTGAGAGAAGTCAATTAAATACACTAGAAGTATTTGGTACTGATTATGATATATCAGATCCATATACTTACTTTAGTGGAATTAATGATCGCTTAGGAGAGGAGACTGAATCTGAATATAACGAGGTTAAACTTTTCACTGAATATGATAGGTTACAAGAGAATAATTTAAAGGAATTTGTAATACAGTCTAGAGTAGTTCCTAATATAAATAAATGGGTATTAAAAGATAGTTTAACTGTAAGAGAACAGCCTTATTATCTAAACGCAAATGAGGCTTTTGGTAGAACTAATTTTTCACCAGACTTTAACTCTGTAGGTAGAGATAGACTTGGGATGACACATGAGTGGTTTTACATGGATAAACTTCCAAAGTACTTAGATAAAAATCAGCTTAACGAAACATTTAGTTATGTTAACTTTTTAAGTGACTTTGAGTTAAAGCCATCTCACTTTAAAAGCACATCATATAATTACTTTGATAAGTTTATGATTACAGATGGATTTGAAGTAAAAGACCAGTACGATATAAAATCTTTTATTAAAACAAATTTAAAGAAGAAATATACTTTAATTTCTGGAGGTAACGATGCTTCGTTTGCTAGTACAGTATTTAAAGGTATTAAAGTAGACTTTAAAAATAGAAAGGAATTTGTAAATACTAAAGCTAGTGAGTTTGTTAAAACTTCTGAGTTTAATGGTTACAAGTTTAGCACTGTAGTATTAGTAAGAGGTGGAAGTGATAATAATGGAATACAGTATGAGATAATTCAAAATAAAACATTTAAGTTTGTTGTCTTTTTAATTACAGTATCTTTAGATGATTTATGGATTGATGGTTCTTTAAATAGAAAACTTTTATATGAAATGAATCATAGCTTTGTTTGGAACCATGAAGATCAAAACTTTAGCTACTCTGATGTTGGATTATCAGGCGCACTTAACTTAAACAATATTAATTTTACAAATCCAAATGATGATGATTATTTAATAGCAACTGGTATAAATCATGCAGATGGGTCTGAGCCTAGCTTTTTAAATCAGATTAATGCAGATGATAATGACATATTTGGTAATATTGAAATTACAGTTACAGATTCTACAGGTCCTGTTACCTTTGTACTAAAAATACAATCAGTAGACGATCAAAACCAAATAACTCTAGCAGGAAGTCCAGAAGACTTAAACGGCAACCCTGTTAATGTTTCTAATATAGCAGGTTATATTCAAAATAGTGCAGAGTATGTATACAAAAGAGGAGGTAAGAATGCGTTTACGTCGATCTTAGATCAATTATCGGTTGGATCCGTAGCTGATTTATTATTACTAAATGATGGTAGTATTGTATATACTACGGTTGAAGAAGATGGTACTATTTTAAATAACCAATTTGAATTAGATTTTGAAAACGGAGTAGAGATAATTAAATCTTCTAATTTAACTATAGTTCCTGATGATAATAAGCCTAAGACTTTTAAATTAAAACAAGGAGTTATTGGGTTTGATATTGAGCAAGGAGATACTTACTATCCGTTCTTAGTTAGACATAATGGTAACTACACTGTAGATACTAGACCCGTAGTAACATTTACAGATACATATTCTCATTTTAAAACTAATACACTTCAGACTACATTAAATGAAACTGAGTTAAACTTAGAAGAGCCTATGTATAAGCACTCTTTAACTAATGCTGAAGAAATTAAATTTGCTAGAGATTATTACAAAAGATATAATAGATGTGGTACTTCATTTAATTTAGGTTTTATACAAGATTCTGGAGTACATGACACTGCTTGGGGTATAATTAAAAACCATTTTTATAGAAAGGTAAATGAGACTAACTCTTCAGGTGTTACTAAACTATCAAGATCTACGGATAAGTTACCTCTTTACCCACTAATCGGTGAGATTGCAATAGATAAAAAAGATGTAAATGTATTTAGATCTTCTTGGGATAAAAACTATTATACTAGATCTTTATCCGGAGGTGCTAATGAAAGAGTGCCCGGTACATTTGAAACTAAAGAAGAAAGATCTTACTTAGGTTCTACAATTATGAAAGTAAAAGATTCATATAATATGATTAATTTTACTTCGTATAAAACTAATACACAGGAGCAACAAGATAGAATCTTAGCTAATAATGATGAAAAGTATGATGTAGTCTTATTTGAAGATAAGAAGTATGTTTATATGGATTTTTATATTACTAAGACTCTTAATAAATTATTGAGTAGTGAAGGCGTTTTAGATTCTATTAATAAATTTGTTTCGGCTGCTGATTCTGCAGGTGATAAAACTACAACTAAGGATGATGCACGACTTTACGTGGAAAACAACTTATTAAACACTTTTAATTTAGACATGATAAAGATTTACACTAGTAGAGTTAAGGGTGTAGATTCTGAGATTATATCTTCTGCGAGTGTTGAAAATCTAGATGATGGTGGCTATATGAATGACACAAACTTTACGTTTAAGTCGCACGAACAAAAGCCCCTTAATTTTAGGTTGATATATAATAAAAGATTAGGTTATTCTTATCGAATTAAGCCTATGGTAAAAATAAAGTCATAAGCAATGGCAATTAACATTCAAGAAATACTACACCCTAGTGACTCTGACAGTATCAAGTTCTCGAAGATTAACTATAACTTCGATCAACTAGTTGTTAATGGAGGTGGACCTGCTGGTCCAAAAGGAGAGATAGGTAATACTGGTAGCACTGGTTTAACAGGCCAACAAGGTGTAACTGGTGACAAGGGTAGCAAAGGGGAATCTGGTGAAACTACCAGCCCTTGGAAAAATATTGCCATAGATTTAAACCTTAGCGATGGTAAAAATAACGTTAGGATTCTAAAGCCAAAACCAGGCACTGATTTAGAGTCTCCTATTATTTGGCTAGGTGATAGTTCATTTTTAGATGAAGGCTCTAACGCATCAGACGGAGATACTACATTAAGATCTACTTTGAATGTTGGTAGACATTATGATTTTGGAGGTGCTGCAGTCAATGCTGAATATGCTACGTTTTGGCATAATGCTAATGCTAAAATTAAATTAGACTCTGAAGGTGTAACTGATGGTAGTAATAATTATACTAGATTTAATCTTTCTGCGGTGGAGCCTATCGTATCAGGTAGTAACCCAGAAGATATTAGATTTTCAATAAACTTACCAACAACACATACTGGAGAATTTAGATTAAATAACTTTAATATTACTGGTAATTTTGAAGATGGTATGCTTAGATATAACTCAGGAGCTAATAAGTTTGAGGGTTATATTAATAATGCATGGGTAGAATTATGTACAGCACCATGTGGTACTGGGGGTTCTAGCGGTAGTATCTCAATTAGTGGTACTAACTTAAACCTTAATGTAGACGGAAGTTTATCAACCGGTACTATGTTCCAATATAGTGACTGGAACGGTAGTGTTAGTGTTGATGCTGCAGGTGCGGTAACTATTACTAATGGTAATGCTACAACTGTGGTTACAGATCCTGTAGGCCCAGTAGCTCAAAATAACACTGTTGGAACTAATGACGTAGTTTTCTCCGTTACAATTACAGTTCCTACTGGATATGATAACGTAGGTCAACCGGTTGCGGGTGTTTATACAGCAACACAGCCAACTAGTTTCGTTGCTGCGGAGACATTTACCTTAAACTTAAATGAAGGTAATTCTGGTTCTAACTGGGATGTAACTTCTGCATCACTAATTACATCAAACTCTAATGGTGCGACTCAAAACTCATTTAACCCGACCGCGGGCGGTGGAGTATTGCAGGTAGAAGCAAATGCAGGTACTCAAATACAAATTGAATTACTGGGAGCTGCAGCTAGCAACCTGGAGTTTGTGACGGATCCGTTTACAATAACAACATCATCAGGCCTTGCAAATAGTATCGTATCTCAGCAATTATCTAATAATGACGAAGATGCTCAATTAATACTTAATATTACGTTACCAGGTTCGGGAGGTACTTCAAACTTTACTATTGAAGCCGGAACACAATCTTCACTAGTAGCTTTTGATTGTAATACTACAGGTTTAGTAGCTGAAGTTGATAATGGTGTCATTGGTGACAACGTAACATGGACTCTAACATTAAACGGTGTTGCTATAACACCAGCATCTGTAACTCCAGTAACTTATTCTGCTGGAGCTAATAATTATACTCTTGGATTTAATATTCCTAGTGGATATACTAATTCAGGGCAGCCGACAACATGTACAGACTCTGCACTTGGATCGACCGCGCCTACTTATACAACAACTTGGAACTTAACTGATAACTTTACAGGTGCAATCTTAAGTGACAACATGAACGGTACGAATCCGGTTACTTCTATAACATCAATACCCGGTGTATCTGGTACTACTCAATCTGCATATTTATTTGTAAATAAAGAGTCAGGGTATCAAGCATTTGCAAATACTAGTGAGGTAACCGCTACTTCTTCAGGAGGTACTGTAGGTGGCGCAACCTTAGGCCCTCAAGGCTCTTGGGTTAGGTTATCACTACAAGATGTTAACCAAGGTCAGAATGCAACTATAAATGTGGATGTTTCAGGTTCACTATCTACTGAAGTGATGACGTTTACATGGTCGGTGCCAGGAACTAACTCCAACCAAAACGACATGAAATGGGCTGCTGATGCAACCATTGCTGATAACATCCAAGAATTTACTTGGCAAGATGTTAATTCCGGCGTACAAGGTCCTCCACTTGCAGGTGGAACCGCGGCTGCCAGTGACTTTAACTGGTACGAATGGGATCAGCTAGATAATGCGGCTTCATACGCGTACGTTGCTGATACTTTCAGTGGTGCTTCACAAGAAAATGGTATTCACACTGGTGGTTCAGGTTGGGTAAAATTCGTCTTTACAAACGATGGAACAAATACGGCAGGACAACAAGCCGGTAATGCTAATGGAACAGAGGTTATCTTTGACGGAAGCACATGGGGAGGGATGGTTGATTCAGGTTCAGTAACGGACATGTGGGTCGTACTAGCTGCATGGTGTCACCTTGCAGGTACGGTAATGCAATTAGCTGATGGCTCAACTAAATTGATTGAAGATCTAGAAGTTGGTGATGTATTAAAATCATATAGTATTACAGGTCTTGGAACTGATGAAAACGAACAACCACCAAGCTCTTATACTGCGAGTGCAGAAGGATGGACTGCTGTTGAAAGCACAACAACTGTAACACATATAAACGAAGGTTCATA